GTAAAATCAGCACTTGCGCCTACTACGCCCGCGAGAACAACCCTTTGGGTTGCTGGGGATGACAGCACTGGGGAGTGTCAGGTTGTCGAAATGGTGCCCCAGGTTCCAGGGCAGATGTCCATGGACGGAGAAGAGCAGGAAGCCCCCGCGTCTCTTAAAATAATCAAAATGGCCTGATAGGAGGAAAAAACAATGTTGAAAGAAGCAATCGAAAAAATTCAGGAACTATGTGCGCCGCACCTGTTCACGTCCGGAAGCCATGATTTTATTGCGGACGCAGAAGGCAGCTATGCCGAGGTGAAGCCTGATCTGGAAATTGTAGATAATATCCAGCTTTCCAGCCTCGACGCCATGGTAGCGTTTGTAAAAACGGAGGCGGTACAGAGGTACAGCACCGTTTATATCACGATTCCCGATCACAAAACGGTAAAGTGCTTCACCCACCCATCTGCGGAGCTGCGTAACAACCGCGAGTACCCGTATACTGCCAATGCGACCGATGTTCCCGGCTGGAATGAGAAGGTATCCTTGCCGTTTGAAGAGGCGTTGATCGCTCTGCGCACAAGATTCCAGCCCACGGCGGATACGGAGTATGCCTTGAAACTGCTATCCGATATCACCACTGGGAGCAAAGTCACGTACAACGACAATGGCATTGCTACCAGCGTTGTCACCAAGAAGGGCATCGACCTTCAATCCAATGCGTCCATCCGACCCATTATCAAGCTACGGCCTTACCGCACGTTCCAGGAGGTTGAGCAGCCGGAATCTCAATTTCTCATTCGTATCAATGAAAGAAACATTTCTTTCATTGAAGCCGACGGTGGCATGTGGAAGCTTTCCGCCCGGAATACGGTAAAGAAATACTTGGAAAAGGCGCTGGAATCCGAAATTCAGAGCGGGCACGTCGTGGTTGTTCTTTGATAGAAAAAGCCGCCCCCGATGTTACAGCACCGGGGACGGCAAGACACAGAGATAACGAACATAGTCGCATTTACAGTATATCAAATGGAGAAAGGAAAGTCAATGGACATTTTTGATAGCATGGAGCCGTGGCGGCAGGCTGAACAGTTGGCGGCGGATGCCGACTTTCGGGAATCGGTACTCCCGAAGTGTGCCAGGTGCGGATATCCCATCACAGACAGCAAACTGGTATATATCCCGGCGCATGATGAGTTCTACTGCCTGGATTGCATCGATTCCATGACGGAATTTAACGAGGAAGCGGAGGTGGAGGAATAATGGAGGACGGAATCATCATCAGCGAATCAGAAAGATTCGAGGATATCTACATTAGGCCATACGATCGAGTCAATGTTCCGGCTGTCAGTTTCTCAAATAATAAGAGGCGCGTTGCCTACATTAACGCTCTTGCTTCAAAGTTTTGGAACGGCGAAAACACTGTTGGGATAAAAGTAAGCGAGAACTACGTCGTTTTTATTCCGCAAAAAATTGGTAGAACATTAAAAATCAACAAAGTTGGTGGGGGCTTTTATATCAGCATAGGTAGCTTATGCGGAATTGTTCCCCCCGGGGCAAAATACCGGGCATATCCGTACAAAGGCGGTATCGCTATAAAACGGTTTGAGCCGTTGCAGGAGGATGAAGAATGATGGAGGCGGTGAACTATGGCGGATAAAAAAAGCTGCCTGTGGTACGAGAAGGCCACGGCGAGTATTTACTTCCCGGAGGGTCATGTGTGCTGTGATTTGTGCCCGTGTATGGAAACATACGCCCGGAAGCAGTGCCGGTTGACCGGGGAGTATCTGCTGGATACAAGAGCAACAGTCGGGTATGAATGCCCGCTGGAATTTAAGGAGGAAGACGATGGCAAGAATGTTTCGGTTTCTGACCGCTGACGAGATTGAGGTCAAGGTAAAGCAGGTCAAGGAAAATGGTCTGGTGTGTCTGCTGTACAAGACGGCGAGGACGGATATGGACTTGCTGGACGAGACTGTAGGGGCTGGCAACTGGACGAACGACTACAAGGAGATTAAGGGCAATCTCTACGCCGGTATCGGGATTATTCAGGAAAACGGCGGCATCCAATGGAAATGGGACTGCGGTATCGAGAGCCGGGAGGACGAGGAAGGCAACCAGAAAAAGGGCGAGGCAAGCGATGCTTTCAAGCGCGCCGGGTTCCGCTGGGGCATCGGCAGGGAACTCTACACGTCCCCGTTTGTCTGGATTCCCAGCAATAAAGCAGAGATCAAAGCATCTTCCTTCAACGGAAAGACCCGGTTCAACTGCTACGATAAGTTCAGCGTTGAGAAAATCGCCTATGACGAGAAGACCGGGCGGATCACTGGACTTGCAATCCGCAACGATACAAAGAACCTTCGGGCGTTTGTGTGGCAGCAATCATGACGGAGCTTACATTCACCGAGGCAAAGCTTGAAGGCGGCTGGCTGATGGTCAAGCCCTCCCGTTCTGAGTTGGGCAAGGCAATGGCCTTTATCCGAAAGATGAAGGCCGCGCCCTACGACTTATCCCTGAAAGAGCACCGGGAAAAGCGGAGCCTGGACGCAAACGCCTATGCTTGGGTACTGATTCACAAGCTTGCCGCCGCTATGGGGATTCCTCCGGTAGAGGTATACCGGAACGCCGTTCGGGGCGTGGGAGACAATTACACGCCTATGTGCGTCCGGGAACAGGACGTGGAGCGCTTCACACGGAGCTGGCAGAAAAACGGCCTTGGATGGCTGGTGGACAGCCTGGGCGCGTCTCAGGTGCCTGGGTGCCGGAACCTGGCAGCATACCACGGTTCCAGCACCTACGACACCAAACAAATGGCGCGGCTGATCGACAATCTGATACAGGACTGCAAGGCGCTGGACATTGAAACCCTGCCCCCGGACAAGCTGGAGCTGCTCAAGGAGGAATGGCGTTGAGGAAGGACACCAAAGCGAGGGACTTCACCCGGGGCGAGAAAATGGCGATTGCCCAGCGGGACAGCATTGACGGCTGGACGTGCTGCGTATTCTGCGGCGCTCCCGCCCCTGCCCCTCTGGCATGGAGCAACGCCCACTACATATCCCGGGCGCAGGGAGGGCTTGGCATTGCCAAGAACGGGCTTACCCTCTGCCCCAGATGCCACAGCCGGTACGATCAGACCACGGCAAGGATGGAAATGAGGGCGTATTTCCGGGAGTACCTGATGGGCATTTATCACGGCTGGAACGAAAACGATCTGATTTACAGGAAGGAGAACGCATGAATAATTGTCAATTTGTCGGGCGGCTCACCGCCGACCCGGAGCTGAGAAGAACCCAGGAGGGGACGGCGGTTTGCTCCTACAGTCTCGCCGTTAAGCGTCCAATGACAAAGGATGCCACCGATTTTCTGGATTTCGTCACATGGCGGCAGGGGGCTGAGTACCTGACGCAGTACGGCCATAAGGGCGACATCGTAGCCGTTTCCGGAGCGCTGCAAGCCAGGGGCTGGACGGACAAGAACGGGAACAAGCGCCGGGCGTTTGAGGTAGTGACCACAAGCGTTGAGCTGCTTTCCAGCAAGCGCAATTCTCAGGACACCACCAATACCGGAACGGCGCAAAACGCCGGATACGGGCAGCCCAGCGCCCCACAGCAGACGAACCGGGGCAGCGGATACAGCACACCGGCGTATCAGGCTCCCGCCACTGCGGTGAACTTCGTAGAGTTGGAAGACGACGACGCGCAATTGCCGTTCTAGGCCGGAAAAATCAATCTTTCCTCAAAAAGATTGACAGTATAGTTTGCATTTCCCTTGGCGGCGGGAGGTGAAACCGCCAACTCCAAAAGGAGGAGAATCGTGGCAAAAGAAGTTTTCAGAATCGCCTACCCGAAGACCGGCGCGGAAAAGAAGAAGTGGGCGAAGGAGTACGGCATGAATGCGTACTACGCCGGGAAGCACTGGGCATTGCGGAAGAAAGACGCCGAGTTATGGCACTGGCTTACATTGGCGGCCATGAACGCCCAGGGCATTCGCAGAACACCCTTTAAGCTGCCTGCAGCCGTGACGTTCTACTGGAATGACCGGCTGGACATCGACAACCACGCAATCATGGGAAAGATGATCGTGGATGCCATGAAAGGCCGTGTCATCGAGGACGATAACCGGCGCTGGCTGAAAAGCGTTTCCCACAATTTCCACGACGAGGATTACATACAGGTTGAAATACGGGAGGTAAGGCCGTGACACAGTGTGAGCGTATCCTGCGGCATTTGCAGGACTATGGAAGCATTACCCAGGCCGAGGCCGTTACCGAGTACGGCTGTTACCGGCTGGGTGCAAGAATCTGGGACTTGAAAGCCCAGGGCGTACCCATCAAGAGCGAAACCGTCACCGGGAAGAACCGATACGGGGAGCGGACGTGCTTTGCGCGGTACTCCATCATTAAAGAGGTTTAGATATGGAAGATGAAGTAAGAAGCCAATTCACTTTTTACCGCTCGTTTTTTGAAGCGGTTTTCAAGATAAAAAGCAAGGCCGCAAGGGCAGAAGCCTATGACGCTATTTGCAAATACGCCCTTACCGGCATTGAGCCGGATGCCGAAACAACAGTAAGTGCCGCAATGTGCGCATTCCAAAGCGTAAAGCCACTACTTGACACGGAACGAAGACAATCGGCAGAAGGACGCAGATGTGTGGAGTACAAAATGTGGCGAAGAAACGTCTTTGAACGAGACGATTACACTTGCCAGCATTGTGGGGCGAGAGGCGTTAAATTAAATGCCCACCACATCAAGCCGTATTCAATTTATTTTGATCTTCGGTATTCTGTGCCGAACGGAATAACTCTTTGCGTTCCATGCCACAAGATAGAACATGGGAGGCGAGGAAATGGCGATTGAATATTTCTGCGCTTATCACAGTTATCTGGGCAGTATGGAGGAACTGAATGACACGGAGAGGGGGAGGCTTTTCACGGCTTGCCTAATCTACAGCAAGACGGGCGAAGCACCGCAACTCCGTGGTAATGAAAGATTCGTATTTCCAACTTTGAAAGCGCAGATAGACCGAGATAAGGCAACATACGACAGCCGGTGTAAGAAAAACTCCGATAACATCCGTAAACGATGGAATACGGACGTATACGATGGCGAACAACCGTGTACGAATGATACCAAGACAATGGAAAAGGAAAAGGAAAAGACAAAGGAAAATAATAATATCCCCCCTACCCCCTTTTCGAAAATCATCGCAAGCTATTCTTTCTCCGAACCGCTGATGGCGAAAACCACCGCTTGGCTGAAGTACAAGTCCGAACGGCGGGAGAGCTACAAGGAGCAGGGCTTGAAATCGCTGCTGACCCAAATCCAAAAAAACGCTGCAAAGTACGGAGAACAAGCAGTCATTGACCTGATGGAGCAGTGTATGGCAGCAAACTGGGCAGGGATTATCTGGGACAGACTGATGAAAGGAGGAACCGCCAATGGAAAGCCTGATGGAAATGCTCAAAGCGAAAGGGTTGGTCACTATCTGTGACCTTGACCCCCGGCAGTATGCCCAACTCCGGGTGGATGCCCTGAACGACGCTATTGGCTACCGGGACAAAGAGGACGGCTACAACTGCCCTATTTGCAAAAACAAAGGCTATGTTGCCCGGTTGGTGGAGAATCCGGACGGCACTTTTTCCCATTCCGTGGCAGATTGCAAGTGTGCAGATACCCGGCGCTCCATTCTACGGATGCAGCGGAGCGGCCTGAAAAACATCATCCGGGATTACACCTTCGACAAGTTCCAGACCCCGGAGCCGTGGCAAGAAACCCTCAAAGCCGCCGCCATGGACTACGCCAAGAATCCTTCCGGGTGGTTCGCCCTGTGCGGTCAATCCGGCTGCGGCAAGACCCACTTATGCACTGCCATTTGCCGTGAGCTGCTGCTGGAAGGCCGGGAAGTAGTGTATATGCTCTGGCGGGATGAAATCGGAAAGATCAAACAGGCTGCCAGAATGTCCGAATTTGACGGCGAAACGGTTGAGCTGCGGAGGATTCTGGACAAGTACAAGACCGCAAAGGTGCTGTACATAGATGACCTTTTCAAGACCGGGAAAACGGCAGAGAATGCCACCCAGCGCCCCACAGCGGCAGATATCAACTATGCGTTTGAAATCTTGAACTACCGATACAACAACCCGGAACTGCTGACCATTCTGTCCACGGAGTTGACGGAGGATGAACTGCTGGATATTGACGAAGCGATCGGAGGCAGGATTTACGAGCGGGCAAAAGCCTACTCCATCGGCAAAGACCGGGGGAAAAATTACCGTGTGCGGAACACGCGCAGACTGTGAGGGGTGGGTATGATGGACGAAAAACCCGGCTAGTACATCGATTCTGAAAGCCCATTTTGCAGGAACTGCACGCGGGACGATTGCCCCACCAACGGGGACGGATGCAAGGCATGGGAAACGTATTTCATCGATAACTGGAACAAAAACATCATGAAATCAATTGGAAACCACAAAAAACAACGCCAATTTTTCCGGTACGAACACCCGGATTTGGTGAGAGAGGGGATTGTTATCGAGAATGAATGACTTGGAGCAGATGGCAATCGATCGCCTGAAAGCTGCCTCTGATATGTCGCTCATGGCGTATCAGCAGCCTTTGGTTATCTGCATTTCAGGCGGTAAGGATTCCGGGGTTATCACCGAGCTTGCGGTGCGTTCCGGCATCCCCTGCGAGTTCCAGCACAACCACACCACGGCTGATGCCCCGGAAACGGTGCGGTTTGTCAGAAGTGAGTTCAAACGGTTGGAGGAAAAGGGCTACAAATGCACAGTGAATATGCCGACTTACAAGGGGCAGAGGGTGTCCATGTGGAGCCTGATTCCACAAAAGCTGATGCCTCCCACCCGACTGGTGCGCTACTGCTGTTCCGTCCTGAAAGAAACAGGGGGGGCAGGGCGGTTCATCTGCACGGGGGTTCGCTGGGCTGAATCTGCATCCAGAAAAAACAACCGTGGAATCTACGAAAAACTGGGCGCAACCAAGGATAAAAATATCATTCTTGCCAATGACAATGATGAAAAACGGATGCTTTTTGAAAACTGCCGCCTGAAAGCAAAACGAGTTGTAAACCCGATTATCGACTGGACGGACAAGGATGTGTACGGCTTCTTAGAAGATGCGAAAGTCCCCATGAATCCGCTATACGCCGAGGGGCAATGCCGTGTCGGCTGTATCGGCTGCCCTTTGGCGGGCACGAAAGGGCGTGAAGCGGAGTTCTCCCAGTGGCCGAAGTACAAGCAACTCTACCTGAACGCATTTGAACGGATGCTGGAGGAACGCAGACGGCGTGGGAAACTGGACGGTTCATGGCGCATGGGAACCACCGCAGAAGATGTGTTCCGCTGGTGGATGGAGTACGATGTGCTACCGGGGCAGACCAGTATGGAGGAATTTCAATGAGCAAGGCGAAAATGTACGGCTGTTTCAAGCCGGTGAAGCGGAATTGCACCCCGCCCAGGTGGGGGAAAGTCCCTCGGGGGAATAAAGGAAAACAGAAAGGAAAAGGGAAATGAAAGGATACAAAGGATTCAACCCCGGCTTGATCTGCAAGGATAAGCAGTATCAGGAAAATACCGTCTTCGAGGAACCGGAGGCGAAAATCTGTGAAAAGGGAATGCACTTTTGCGAAAATCCCTTTGACGTGCTGGACTATTATGATTTGATTCGCTCTGATGGCACGCAGAACGAGTTCGCGGAAGTTGAAGCATTGGACGAGCCAAAGACGGATGACAAGAAAAAATTCTGCTCCCGAAAACTGAAAATCGGCGTAAAACTGGGACTATCCGGATTTATCAAAGCATGTGTGGATTTTGTACTGGAAAAGACTATTGCTGAGATGCCGAGTGAAAACGTTGATTCCGGGTACTCCGCCCAGATTGGCAGCTCCGGGTACTCCGCCCAGATTGGCAGCTCCGGGTACTCCGCCCAGATTGGCAGCTCCGGGGACTGCGCCCAGATTGGCAGCTCCGGGGACGGCGCCCAGATTGGCAGCTCCGGGGACTCCGCCCGGATTAACTGCACTGGAAGCGATTCCGTGATTTGCTGCGCCGGAAATGGCTCTGTGGTAAAAGCGCCAATTGGCTGCTGGATTACACTTGCGGAGTGGAAATACGATGGAGCAAAGCGACGATACGTTCCGGCATGTGTGAAAACGGAGTTTGTCGATGGTGAAAAAATCAAAGCGGATACACCGTACATGCTGGAAAGCGGAGAGTTTGTGGAGGTAAAGCCATGAAAGTTCTGATAGCCTGCGAGGAATCGCAAACCGTTTGCAAAGCGTTCCGGGTAAAGGCCAGAAGCAAAATTTCCCCCGGTATCGCCGCCGCAATGGCCGACCAGTTGGGATGACCATTTTCGTGACCTCACGGAAATGCTATAAGCCCGGGGCAACCCGGGCGGGAAGGAGATAACAATGGACGAAGTCAAATTGAAGCCCTGCCCCTTTTGTGGGTTCATCAACCCTGAACTGCATGGAGTGATCATCAAAGAATACAACTTTCGGGATTATGCTGTGATCTGTAGTGCAAACATTGGTGGATGTGGTGCTTCTACTGGTCATTACGCGAAAGAACTAGAAGCAATTGAAGCGTGGAACCGGAGGGCTGACAATGGCTAAAGCGGTACTTATCAGTATCCGCCCGGAGTGGGTGGAGAAGATCGCCAACGGCGAAAAGACACTGGAATTGAGAAAAACAGAGCCGAAGCTGGAAACACCGTTTAAGGTTTACATTTATTGCACTGCCGGAAACTTGAGTTATGAAGTTAGTAACGGAATTTTTTGCAACATTAGCGGCGGGAGATTGGTTGTCGGAGAGTTTGTGTGTGACAAAATCGGAGTCATTTGGGGTGGTGGGTATCTGAAAATGCCGGAAAGTGCTTTTGCCGGAAGCTGCTTAAATATGTACCAGATAGACACATATCTGGACGGCAAAGACGGGCATTTCTGGCACATTTCAAACTTGAAAATCTATGATGCCCCGAAACCGCTGAGCGAATTTATGGGGCTACGGAAAACGAAATTTGGATATGCGCCTGTTGAGATCAAACGCCCGCCCCAGAGTTGGTGCTATGTGGAGGAATTAAAATGAGTGATTACATAAGCCGGGAGGCGGCGATTGCGGATGAGCGCAAACATAAGATAAAAACACCATTCGCCAGAATCGTCGTGGGAGGAACACTTGGAAAGCCGTGCTACAACATCTGGTACTTTGACCCAACGGACGGAGAATGTCACATTGGATTTGGTTCGTACTGCCTTGATAATGTGTTTAATTGGCTTGCAGAGGAATTCGAGATCACAGAACCCTGCGCCGATGTGGAGCCTGTTCGGCGTGGGAAATGGAATATCCGGCTTGCAGATGAAATGACCCTATGCCTGGAATGCTCCGTGTGTGGGCGCAAGGTAGACAATATCGACTTGCACCACCTGCTGGAAGCCGGAGAATACGGTGAGGCCTGCCGGAGATATCCGTATTGCCATTGCGGCAGCAAAATGGATTTGGAGGACGAAAACAATGACGATTGACCGAGCAATTGAAATTCTGAACCCGGAACACCGGGAGCATTACGAAAGTATAGACCCCGTGAATGAGGCTTGCCGGATGGGCATGGAGGCGTTGGAGCGGACAAGGTGGATTCCGTGCAGCGAGAGGTTGCCGGATACGGAAACGGAAGTCCTGGCCTTATGCAGACGGGGAGGCGTTAGCTTTGTTTGCCCCGCAATGCACGAGGATGGGACAATAATCACGAGCGAAAGCATCTGGAACTGGAACGAAATCGAAGGTTACGGTTTATACAGCGAGGAAGCCGATGACTGGTACATTCCAGAAGGCTGGTGGGAGTACAGGCAGTTTAACGATGACGATGTATACAACAACCTGATCGATTGCGCTGTTACCCACTGGATGCCGCTGCCCGAACCGCCGAAGGAAGGAGGCGCAGAGAATGGCTGAAGTTATCAAGGCTGTGCTCTTTGTGATTTTGTTCTCGCTTTTCTGCGTGCTCGCTGCCACGGTGCTGGTATGGGTGATTCTTATAATTGCCAAGGACGTCATCGAGCTGTGGCGGGAAATAAAGGAGTGAGAGCCATGAGCGAGAAACCGGACTATCTCACCCTGTGCTCCATAGCTGCCCAGAAGGCCGGGACGAGCTACGGGAAGTACATGGCAATGCACGGATACCACCCGCCAATTCAGGCCGATGTGGAGGACGTTGAAGCCCCGCAGGGCATTTCTAAAATCTGCCCACAGTGCGGGAAGGAATTCACGCAGGGGAAAATCAAGCAGAAAATCTATTGCAGTTTGGAGTGCCAGAAAGCCCACGCTCAGAGAGCCGCTAAAAGGAGATACCGTGACAGGAAAAATAAGGAATTGGAGGTACATGAATAATGGCAGAACAGGATTTCAAATTTGATGATGCGTTGCTCATGAAGACTGCACGCGAGATGCTTGCAAAAAAATTGACCGAAACAGTGAAAGAGGTCGCCAAGTCCGGGGAATGGGAGATCCCCACAGTAGAGCAGGAGGAATCTGAACCGGAAAAGGTTGTCCGGAGGATGTTCGCAAAATACGCCTACGGCAACGTTCCGGAGTGGTTCGCTTCTGCGGTATCTGCGACGTCCTATGTGCTGTCTGTGGACAAGGGAAAGGGGATTGAGTGTATTTCCGTCTTGCACACGGCAGCGGAACGGGCACCGGCTGAAATTCGGATGACGGCGCAGACAAAACTGCTCATGATATGCCAAGAAACCGGGATGCTCGGCGGGATTGGGAGCCTGCCTGTTCTCTAGGGGCAACATGGAGTACAAGGATAGCAGGAAGTACTGCGTCGGGTGCTGGTATTTCTTCGGGTACCACGATGGCGGAAAGTGCTGCAATTACATATTCGTCCGTGGGGAAAAGCGGCCTTGCCCGCCTGGGAAGGATTGCACCGTAAAGAAGAAGGAGCGGAGAAAACCCCGGAAATGGTGCTAGATTTTTGCGGGAATCTTTGCTATTATTACGGTATAAGAAAACTTTTCAGAGCCTTGAGCCGAAGCACCGTTATGGTTGCTTCGGCTCATTTGCTTAAAGGGGGTGACAAGACTGAAGCTTTTGGCAAGCTATGTGATTCCGCTCGACCCGAGGACGAAGAAAAATTCCCAGATGATCGCGGGAACCGGGGCGAGGTGCCCGGTATGCGGGAAGCGGGCGAAGCAGTACATCCGGCAGGGGCACGCCAACACGGAGTATTCCGCCATGGCTGGGCGGTATCTTCGGGGAAAGCCCAAAATTCCCATATCCGGAGAGGTGCATATTGTCTACCGGCTGTATATGCAGACCCGAAGGCGGGTGGACGACCTGAACCTGTATGCTTCCCTGGACGATATCCTCACCCGGGAGGGGATATTGAAGGACGACAATATTTCCATTATCCGGAACCGGGACGGCAGCCGGGTGTTTTACGACAAGGAGCACCCACGGGCGGAAATCTACATTTACGAATACAGAAAGGAGGAAGACAATGCAGCGGGGAACGAAAATTTACACCGTTGACAAATTTTTGGGCATCAACGAGGCGGCGGACGGGGACACGGAGCTGAAAATGGGGGAAGCCTCCAGAATGGAGAACTTTCTAATTTCTGATGCCTACAACCTGACCCTTCGCCCGGGAATCCAGCGGGCGGACTTCGCCGCCGAGCGAACCCCCGCCCCCATTCTGGGAAGCTGGGCAGGGCGGGTCGGAGAGGACGACCTTCTGGTGATCTGCGATTTTTACCAGAACGCGGACAGGCTTTTTGTGTACCGGAGAGGGGCGGACGGAAACCGGCATATCCTTCACCAGCAGACCGGGGCGCTGGGGCTGACCTCCGGGGAGAACGCCATGGTGAAGATTTTCCCCTTCGGGGGGAAGCTGTACGTCATGAGCAAGGGGAACACGGTGGTATACAAAGACGGCACGTTTACGGCAGAAGCCCCCTATGTGCCCCTGGTGGTCACCGGGGCGGCGCCTGCCGGAGGGGGCACCACGCTGGAAAACCTGAATCTTCTTACGGCGCTGCGGCGGATTGAATACAGCGCCGACGGGGAGGCCGCGGCCTATGTATTGCCGGAGGAGGCCATCGGGGTGACGGCCATCACCGTGGACAATGTGCCGAAGGACGTGGCGGCCAGCGGCAGCTTTGATTTATCGAAGCACACCTATACCTTTACCACCGCTCCCATCAAGGGAGTTGCCAATGTGGAATTTACCTACACCACGGATGCAGCTAAGGCGGCGGAGAACCGGCTGAAGATTCTGGGGTGCCCTCTGGCGGAGGCATACAACGGTGCCACGGACACAAGGCTGTTCGTCGCCGGGGACGGGACGAATCTGTGTTACTACACCGGGGTTCCCCAGTCGGGAGAGGTGACGGCGCTGTATTTCCCCGCCATGAACGAGGTGGCGGTGGACATGTCCGGCTCCCCGGTGACGGGGCTTGTGCGGCACTACTCAAAGCTTCTGGTATTCAAGCCCGACGGCGCATTCACCATCAGCTATGAGCCGGTGACCCTGACGGACGGCAGCACCATTGCGGGCTTCTACCTCCGGGCGGCAAACCGGGAGTTCGGAAACGACGTGCTGGGGCAGATTCAGACCGTGGAGAATTTCCCCCGGACATTCAGCAAGAACGGAATCTACGAATGGCGCATCACCTCCAGCTACTACAAGGACGAGCGGTACGCCAAGCGGGTCTCCGACAGGGTGATGAACTCCCTGAACCGGGCGGGCAGCGCGGGAATCGTGACCTGCGACGATAACTACAGCAAGACCTACTATGTGTTCCTGAACGACGACGACGGCACGGTGCTGGTGAACCGGTACGCCCTGGCGGGGGACGGGGGTCTATGGTGCATTTACAAGTCCGGCCTCTGCAAGAGCGTGAAAAACGCCATGGTGCATGACGGGGAAATGGTCTTCTTCACGGACACGGACATGTTCTTCTTCTCCCAGGAGGGGCTTTCCCGGGACGCGCCGGGGACGGCCTCCGGGGATGCCACGGCCATCGAGGCGGTATGGGAATCCGGCTTTCAGGCCTTCGGGGCGGACTTCCAGCGGAAGTATTCCAGCGAGATTTACGTCTCCATGCTGCCCCAGAACAAGTCCCGGATGACCATCACGGCGGCGACGGACAGGCGCAGCGAGTACATGGAGAAGGAAGTGAGAAACGAGCTGTTTTCCTGGAGCAACTGGGACTTCGCGGACTTTACCTTCGACCTGAACGACACCCCGCAGATCAACCGTATCCGGCTGAAGGTGAAGAAATTCGTCTACTACAAGCTGATTTTCAAGGTGAACACGGACGGGGCGCTGGCCACGGTACTGGGCTATGACCAGAAGGTGCGCTTTGCGTCCATGGCAAAGTAAGGAGGAACACATGGTAACGGTACAACAGGTTTTTGACACGGCCATCCATCTGATGGACGAGCAGAATGAATCCAACGGCGGAACCCAGACCGTGGACACGGATGAATACCGGTTCCGCACGATATCCATTCTGAACACCGCCATTCCGGCGCTGTATCCATACTCCGGGACGTATTCCACGGAAGGGGCGGGGCGGCCGTTTCCCGGGATTCTGGCGGCGGAGGATTACAAGAATCCGGATTTTACCCAGGTCATCCCTCTGGACGACACGCTGTGCCTTGCGCTGCTGCCCTATTTTCTGGCGGCGCAGCTGCTCAGCGGGGAAAATGAAGATCTGGCGGCGTGGTTCTTACAGCGGTACCGGGAGGCGCTGCAAGACCTGAAAGGGAAGCTCCCGGGGGAATTTGAGCCGATTTCCACGCCCTACGGGCTGTTTTGAGAAAGGAGAAATCACATGGAGGAAAAGAAAATCGAGAACGTGACCCAGGGCGCGGGAACTACCGGCGGGTCGTGGTACGACAGCCTGGGAAACAAGCCCAAGGACGCGGCGTATATCAACAAGATGTACGACGGCAGCCTGGAAAGCCAGAAGCAGACCCTGACCCAGAATTACGACACCGGGGTGTCGGACATTGCGGCCAGCGCGGAGAAGCAGCGCAAGGCCACGGACGCGAACCTGAACAGAACCTACGTGGAAGCCGCCAAGGCGGCGAAGAACTACGGGGAGGTACAGAACGCCTACGGTCTGTCCAGCGGCGCCATGGCACAGGCAAGGCTTGCCCAGGACAATCAGCTGCAAGCCGACCTGACTGCCCTGAGAGCGGCGCAGACGGATTCCGACGCCCAGTTCGAGCGGCAGCGGAATCTGCTTGCCAAGGAGTATTCCGCCGCCATTGCCAAAGCCCAGGCGGACAACGACTACCAGCGGGCGCAGGCGCTGTACAACGCCGCCAAGGCGGACGAAGACCAGCTGATGCAGATGCAGAAGGAGGCCGGAAATCTGATGGCGGGAGTGGGAGACTACTCAATCCTGGCAAAGCTATACGGCCTGACGGACGAGCAGATGGCGCTGCTGACGGGGCAGAACGGCGGCGGTGCTGGCGGCGGTGGCGGCGGTGGATACTACCGCAGGCGCAGCGGAGGCGGTGGCGGCGGGACGGATTCAAAACTTACTGCGGAGGAACTGCTGGCACAGCTGCATGGTGATGGCGGCGCGGCCACAGGGGGAATCACTTTTGCTGACGTGGACAGGAGCGCAACAAAGCTTGCCAAGAACGGCGGAGATGTGGCTGGGTACATCGCAAAGGCCAAATCGGCCGGGTACATCACCGCGAACCAGTACAGACAGCTGAAAGCAAGGAACGGCCTTTAAGGAGGAGCTATGGCAGGAAAGCGGGAAAAGATTCAGGACGAGTTCCTGAAAATGCACGAAGATGCCGGAGGCACTTATTCCGGCGCCGACGCAGAAGTCTACCAGCAGGCTGTAAATACGCTGCGGGATACTGCCCAGAAAAGATACCAGTCGGAGCTTTCGTCCAGGATTGCCCAGAAGCAGCAGAAAGCCCGGGAACAGGGCGCGTCCACCGGGCGCACGTTTGCCCGGTTCAATTCCATCACCGGCGGGCAGGGAATCGATCTTGCCAAACAGGCGGCGGACAATGTTGCGCCGTATCTGAGGGAGGTGACCCTTGCCCAGAAGGCATACGACGATTATGTGAAGTCGCCGGAATACCGGAAGAAGCAGGAAAATATAATCGCGGAAAACTTCTCCGCCTCGGAATCCCCCACAAGTTTGCCCCAGCTGGAGGATGACAGGGCGAAGGAGCTGAAAGCCAAGCGGGACTATTACAAGAATCTTTCCGTGAAGGAGGACGACCGCAGGACGCTGGAACGGAATCTGGCGCAGATCGACCCGAAGGATGAGGAAGCCTTTATTCTGTACACGAAACTCCAGGACGGAGACGCGGCGGTGAGCGCGGACAGGGATGTTGCCACGTTCTATGACTTCGGGCAGATGAAGGAAGTGGCGGCGCCGCTGGAGGCCAAGTACGGAAAGGACAACTTCAAGAAGCTGGCCGAAGCCTACGGGCGGTATTACCGCAGCAAAAAGGCGGAGGAACTGACCGCTCAGGCGCAGAAGGACGTGGAGACGGTTCCCGGGGCGATTCTGGGAAGCGCAACCTCTGTGGCGACAAACGCCTTCGGCGGGTTGGGGGCGACGGCAAGCAGAATCCGGGAGCTGCTCACCAGAACCGGGCAGTTCCACACCCTCGACCCGTACACTGCCGGGGATATGGCGCAGGTGTACGGCGGGGGGCTGCGCGGGGCAGTGGCGGAGAACATTGCCGGAGACAAAAACAACAAGGTAAGAGCCGGTCTGTCCAAGGTCTACGAGGCGGGAATGTCCGCTGCGGATTCGGTGGCAAGGGCGGCGGCGTTCGGGTCGGGGTCGCTGGCACTGGTGGCGGCGAGTTCCTTCTCAAGCACCCTGAGCGAGGCGTCCCAGAAGGGCGCCACACCGGAACAGGCGTATCTCATGGCCACGGCCAACGCCGGTCTGGAAGTGCTGACGGAAAAGGTATCGCTGGATTCTCTGCTGGGTGTGGCGAAGGCAAAGGGCGGCAGCAATCTGAGGAAGGTTCTGCTGAACACCTTCGGTCAGGCCGGGGTGGAGATCAGCGAGGAAGAGGCCAGCTACATCGGCGGCCTTATCGCGGAGGCGGCGATCCTGCAAGGGAAAAGCGAATACAACCAGACCATCGGCGAGCTGGTGGCAAACGGCATGAGCTACGAGGAAGCCAAGGCACAGGCGAACAAGGACGTCTGGAACGAGGCAGTGAACACGGCGGTCGTTTCCGGCCTGTCCGGCGGCATTTCCGGCGGCGTGGCTACCGGCTACAACGCGGTTATGAACCGGCTGAGCAATCCCGGGGGAGCGGCTACGGATGCGCAGGAAGCCACAGGAAGCCAACAGGCGGGGATTTTGTCGGGAACGCCCATGGACACCACAAAAGCACAAAACCCCGCCATGCAGTCACCAGCGACCCCACAGGTGGACACAGCGCCCACAAATGCCCTGAGTGACGCAATCGACACTCTTAAGCAGACCGGCAACGTCAGCAATAAAACCGTGGAAAAGGTGCTTGCCGACCCGGCGGCGGTGCAGCAGCTGAAAGAGGCCGGAACCGACCTTTCCCAGCTGGCAACAGCTTCCGAAAAGCGGAGCGCGGTGAAGGCAGCCGTCCGGCAGCTGGCCGGGGACACCGCCCCTACCACCCTGACCCGGGAGGGGGCGCAGAGCCTGATTGAGGACATGGGGCAGGAGCTGGCGGAAAGAGCTCCTGCAAGGCAGGAAACGCCGGAGGTTTCGCCGAAGCGGCAGGCGGTGCAAAATGCCATTGACCAGGTTCTGGGCGTTGACACCGGCACTGGCGAGAATTATAATGCTATTAACGGGAATCCGACACAGGGAGGTATTGAGAATGCAGGAACAGCAGAGCAAGGAACAGCCCAAGGGGCAGGAAATCAACTATACGGAGCTCCTGGAGAAGGAGTACAGCAAGTTCAAGGTGGCACAGAGCATTATTCGCAATCTCAGGAATCTGGGGCACTCGGACAAGGACATTTACGAGGATCTGGAGAGTTTCTATTAAGCGAAACAGCCCAAAAGGCGCTGTCGGAAAAGGGAAGCCCGGACGTCCGGATGTATCAGGATTCGGATGCTCAGACCTTTGTGGACGCGCTGAACGAGGGGCGGAACTCCGACGTGAAAAACGGCTGGTGTGTATCCCCGAAGGAGGTTTCCGACCTGACCCAGCCCGGCGTAAAATCCTACCTAGCGGAGAACGGGCAGGCCGGATTTGTCATCAATAACGGGGACATCGAGGCAGTTTTCACCAACAAAGCCAAGGGCGCGCCGAAAGGTCTTGCGGACAGTCTGATGCTTCGGGCGTTAAGTGCCGGCGGCAATAAGCTGGATTGCTACGGGGAGACCCTTGCGACCATATATTCAAGATATGGCTTTGAGCCGGTGGCAAGGGTGGAGTTCAACAAGACCTATGCCAACGAGGGATGGACACCGGACAAGGGCGAGCCGTATATCTACGTGATGAAGCACAACGGGGACAGCGCGGACACCGTCGCTCAGAAGATGGGCACTTATCCGGAATACACGAAAGACCAGCTGGAAGCACTGCCCACCTACGGCAAGAACGACTATGACGCCGCCTTGGCCTACCGGGATTCCCTGATGGGAAAGGGCAGTCCACAGGTGGCGGACAGTTCCGGACAGTCCACGGAGGGCGGACAGGGCAGCACACTGGGGGCGCAGAACGCGCCGTCGGGGGATATCAACCAGTCCAAGACCTTCACCAACTCCGGACTGAACAGTGCAGACCCGGATATCCGCGCCGCATATGAGCAGACCATGAGGGATACCCCGAAAGCCGCCGATTATGAGGTTAAGCATAATGCGGATACCAGAGCAACGGCGCAGGAGCGCACCTCCACCCCGGAAAGGGTTCAGGCTGAGTACAGCTATCTGCTCGGAAAGACCGACTGGACAGCGGAGGATAACACCACCGCACACCGGATTATCAGCGAACTGCAAAAGAACGGCGGCGACGGTGCACAGAGCCAGATCACAGATATGCAGATGAAAATCCGGGAAATCAATGCCAATGCTGGTCAGCTCATTCAGTCCAATAGAATCGGGATGACAATGGAGGATGCAAGCACCCCGGCAGCAGCCGCTCAGCGGGCTGTCAACGCCATTATGGATATGGACGAGAAGGACTCCACCTTCCGTCAGAAAAAGGGCGGGCAGACATACAAGCAGTGGCAGAAGGCCACTGCGGACAATCTGAACCGCATTGGTATGGAAATTGAGCGGGTAAAGGATGGGGACAGCGCCGGAATGCGGGACATTATCCGTCAGATCGCCCGTTCCAGGAAGACCACGGCGTGGTTCGGTACCTCCCAGAACCTGACAAAGGCCGCAGAGACCGTTCTCGGAACGCTGGACTTTGACGACCTGAAAGTGGTAGCCTCCACCCAGCTCGCCGCAATGCCGGACGATTTCCGGGCGCGGACAAAGACGGAAGTTGCCATGGCTGTCCGCAAATCCCATATGCTTGCCAGTCTGAAAACGACTATCCGAAACCTTTCCGGAAACGCTTCCGCCGGATTCCTGGACGCTATGAGCGACAGCGGCGCGGGGCAGCTGATGGATTCTATGCTTTCCAAGATCACCGGGAAGCGGACAGTTGGAAACGACCTAACAAAGGTTGGCGCTTATGCAAAGGGCGCGACGAATGCGGCGAAGTTTGCGGCGCTGTGCGTGGAACTGGATATCCCGGTGGAAACGGATTCCCTCAGCTCCTTCAGTTCGGCCGTGGGCGGTAAGAGCGGCGGAAAGTATATGGGCAAGACCTTCCGCCCTGACGGAAACGTCGCTATGCGTGCCATGTATGCGTTCCAGAAGTATATGGGCTATGACCTCGACGTATCCGATAAGATTTTTGAGGGCGGCACAAACAAAGCGGTATCGGAAAGCCTGACCAATATCAAGAATTCCAACCTTACCGACGAGGAAGTGCAGCAGCTGAGCGAGTACACCGCAAACCGCAGGACGTTCAAGGACGCGACATGGATAGACGATAATGGAAAGCGGCACGGCTCCACACTGTCCCGGGGAGCAGTTGGCATAAAAAACGCGGTAAGCAGCATCGGCGCACCGGCTGAGATTGCAGCAGATGTAGTTCTCCCATTCGCCAGCGTTCCCGCAAACGTCGCCCAGACCGGCATTGACTACACCGTGGGCATTGCCAAGGGAACAGGTGAGATCATCTCCATTATCAAGGACGCGAAAGCGGGTAAAAATATCGATGTCGTCCGTCAGCGTCAGGCGGTTTCGGACTTTGGTCGTGGCGTAACCGGAACTGTCATGATCGCCGCCTTCGCGGCCGCTGCTGCCCGGGGCATCATCAAGGTCAATTCTCCCAAAGACAAGGACGAAAAAGCCCTTATCCAGGCAGAGGGGCGAAACGGCGCACAATTCAACTGGAGTGCATTCCAGCGAAGCCTTTCCGGGGAAAGCGACGGATGGCAGGACGGGGATATCATCACCAGCTTCGACTTCCTAGAGCCGTTCAACACCCAGCTGTATCTGGGCTATGAACTGGCGCAGGGGGACAGTGTTCTGGAAGCATTGGCAAAATACCCGGATGCATCCGTGCAGTCGGTTCTCAACTCCTTCATGGATACCCCCATGATGTCCGGCCTGGTGGATATCACTGAGCTTGTGGATAACCTTACAAGCGCAGAAACCGCCGGGGAGCGTGCGGACGCTTTCGCAGGGTATGCAGGGGACACCGCTTCCAGTTTCATCCCTCAGTACCTCAGGCAGGCGGCGCAGGTGGCGGACGGATATTACCGGGACACCCGGGGCGACACCTCCGCAGAATATGCCATGAATAATATCCTTGCGGCGATTCCCGGCCTTTCCCAGACCCTGCCAAAGAAGATAAGCGGGCTTGGTGAAGAGCAGCAGCGGGGCGGATTCCTGGAAACCTTTGCTGACCCAACCTACACGAAGCAGTACCGGAAAAACGAGGTCACCGGTTATCTGGAAGACCTGAAAGATAAGACCGGGGACAGCAGCTTCTTCCCCGACCGTCAGGCACCTATGGATATCAGGGTGGACGGAGAAACCATTTCTTTGGACGGTGGCGCCCGGGAGACTTACCAGAAGACCTACGGCAATCTGGTGAACGACTACTACCGCTCTTTGATCGACAGCAACGTGTTTGAAAGATTTGCTCCGGAGCAGAAGGCGGCGGCGCTGAACAAGGCCAAGTCCTACGCCGTGGAACACGCAAAATCGGAGGTGTCCGGCTACACCACGGACAAACCGAAAATCGCGGCAGAGGTTCGGGACGAGATTCTGAACGGTGTTGTAAAAACGGAATTCTCCAATGCGTTTACGTCCATGGAGGAGGAGAAGCTGGATAAGGCCTATGGGCTGTATCAGTCCCTGCCATTCTCCCAGCGGGAGAACTTCAAGCGGGACAACAGCGGCAGGGTCGGATACTACATCACGGCCAAGGAGAAGGGCGTAAGCGACAAGATGTTTACAAGCCTGTACGGCACCTACAAGAAGCTGGACGGCGACAAAAGCATGACCGACCAGCAGAAGGCGCAGGAATGGTCACGAACCCTTGCAAAGGCCTATGAAGACGGGGAAATTACCAAGGCCGCCCACGATGCCATGAAGGAGGAAATGGCCATCTGGCAGCACTTCCCCGTCGACACGGTGAAGTTCGACGCCATGACGGAATCCGGGCTTTCTTCGGACGTGGCAGACCGGATCATAAAGGGGCTTGCGGACTTACAGGGCACCGGAAGCGTCAATAAGGACACGGGGGAGGCCACCGTTACCAACCGGGACAAATGGGGCTATATCGCGGCGCTGGACGGCCTGAGCGACAAGGAAAAGGACAGGGTCATGCTGCTGTATATGCCGGACTATAACCCCGAGGCGGAGAAGCCCAACAAGACGGAACTAAAGTATGCCTATCTCCGCAGCAAGGGATATTCGGCGGAGCAGTTTACACAGACCTACAGCGTAACCCAGGAGTTCACCAAGAAGGCGGACATGATCGCCGCATGGGTGGCGCTGGGGTACTCCAGCGAGGAAGCGCAGATGTTCTATAGGCTGTACAAAGCCGGAAAAATCGTGTGAGAAATTGGAAAGCCGCCCCGGGTTTGGGGCGGCTGTTTCTTATGCTGTCAGGCCGGTTTCAATTGCCCGGAGGGCTTGCAGGTGCTGTTCCGTGTTCCGGGCGTACCAGCATTTTTTCTTGCTGTGCCAGCGGTAACCGGCGGCTTTCAGGGCGGTACGGGTCTCGTCGCTGGGCTTATCGGGGAAATAAACCTCCACGCCGTCAAACTCGGGGTTGATCTCCACCCGGAGGAATCCGGCTTTCTTTTCTTCCTGCTTCGGTTCCTTCGGCGCGGCGACCCGGGCAGTCTTAGGAACGAACCTTACATCCCGGGCGTTGTTTTGCAGGCAGCCGAAGTAATAGAAATTCACATCGAAATAATCCTGCATGCCGTCGCAATCGCTATAATTGAAGGACTTCACGTAGCCGTCCACGGCTTCGGCGGCGGCTTTCAGCTGGTCAGAGGGGCACTTGTAATAATCACCGCGCTCTGCCCAGATGCGCTCGAACTCGGCCTTTAATTCGGCGCTGTTCCAGCTGCTCAGGGTGAAAGCGCTGTTGCGGGTCATGCGGCGGATAAGGTCGTTCTTGTCTTCCTCGGTCAGCTCCTCAAAGTCCTTGTAGATCTTACAGGGGGCTTCCTTCATGTCCACGTGGAGCTCCTGACACATGGAAGCGTAGGAGGTGCGGACGCTGAACTTGTAGGTTGGGAATTGCTCCTTGATGAACTGGCGGACGAGCTGGGCGATCTCCTTCAGGCTGCGGCCGGATTCGTAGTTGCTGCCCTTCCAGCCGTTGGCGGTGTAGAACTCGCTGCGGGTGCTCTGGGCTGTTTCGGCGGTGGGGGTCTTGGCGGTGCGGTTATAGGCCAGCTTGAAGACGGGAAACACCGCGTCATACTCGGCATTGATGGCTTTCATGGTCTCGGTGTCGCCGCCGTGGTCGGGGTGGTGCAGCATGGCGAGACGGCGAAATTCCTTTTTCAGTTCGTCCAGGGTGGTGCAGGTGGTGAAGTATTTCATGATGTGTTCCTCCTTGTGTTTGTGTACATACTTAATTGAGTATGTATATTTTTAAGGGAATCAATCTTCCCTTAAAAAATGTTCGATTCCTTCTAGTATTACGCTTGCCTGGGATACGTTTTTTTCTGCGCACTTTGCACGGAATGCAGATACAATTTCCTTTGGCAGTTCGGCCTGGACTTTGCTATATACTTTTTCGTTGTACCGCCGTTTGACTTCCGTGCTGGTCGTGGTCTTCCGCTTTTTTTCTATTGACATCGCCCCCCATTCATGATATTATGATGGGCAAGGACGGCTTCCCCGGGGCTAGACGGGAAGGTTGGCCAACAAGTGAATGTGAAATGGCCGCTTCTCGCTAGGACTGGGGGGCGGTTATTTCTTTATCTGGATTCCCAGAGAGATAGCCGCTATCACAAGCATAAGTAACGCTATGGTTTCCTCTACGCTCATGGGCGTTCCCTCCTTTCGGAGTTGGCCGCCGCCCTTGCTTGCTTTTGTTATAGCATACTCGATTAAGTATGTCAAGCCCCAATTTTACTTTTTTCAAAATATTTTTTCGCCACCCCAAAGCTTACCCTTTTCCCCGCTTTAATTTAATTATTATATCTGGATTATTCCAGCTTTTTTCTTTCCCAGAGATTAAGCACTCCACGGCCGCAAGCACCACGTATTCTACACCGCTGTTCCTCACCGCGTCGCATTATTACAATGCGGCGCTTTCTTTTTGCTTATCATGTATTTATTATCGTTATTCGATATTGACAAACGTTCGTTTATTGAATATTATAGAGATTAGATAAATGTTGATTTCCGAACTTTTGGAGGTGGTTTTGATGCCCGGAAACGAAAATTCAGGCGCTGGTATCCCTTTCCGCATGCCGGAGAAAGAACTGAATGCCGCTATCAAGAAGTACAAGCAGGATTTGGCGGAGGAGCGATTCCCTAGGGCTTCGTGGCCGCATTTCTGTGCTACACTTGGCTATACGGAAGCGGAAGTAAAGGAATGCATGGAACGTGGGCAGGACAGGAAAAGCGCATACTATGATAGGGCGGTGGCGCTTAAAAGGATGGCTACATGGGTTCGCGGCCAGATTCTCAGCGGGTCGGGCTGGTCTGGGCAGGTGCAATCCAAGGGCATATTTGCCCTTAAGCAGGATGTGGGCGATGGCATCAGTTACACCGATAGGGAAGTAGGCACGGCAAGCCCGACGAAGATCAATATTCAGTTTGGTGGGGATGATCCACGGGGCAAGAAGGCCGGGAAATAGTGAACGCCACAAAAAGTAGATTTTGTTGCGTTCGTTTTCTCCGAAATGTTTGGAAATTGCATATGTAATCCGGAAAGTACGAACATTTCAATGATAATTGCAATTGGTGTATTCCAGCCGTGGACAATTGGGGTATAAATGCTATTGGCTGTTGTGCCGCTGGTGGTGCTGCCCTGGCTGGGCAATAACTCCCCTGGCTGGTTGAAATATAGGCCAGCACCGACGGGCTATCCTTCGAGCCACCCACCCCCCGGGGGGATAGCGGGGAAGGGGGTGGGGTCATTCGATAAGGTATAGATATATGCGACACACCCTCTCTTCCCATTTCCTGGTTTCCGACCGTTTTCTTCTTCCCTGCAAAATTCAAACATCAATGCGGCAATAGTAAGATTAATAATATACTTAAAGCCTATATCTAAGATAAAGACTGGTATATACTTTATAGCTTATATAGCTTATATATAACCTATAGCTTTAATATTAATATTACAGCTTATATATAATATATAATATATATACTATACGCAGCAACGAATTTTGAGACTGCCCCGGGAGGGGGTAGAGGGGAAACGGGCGGGGTGGTTTTGAAAAGGCGGTCATAAAAAATAAAAAAATGCTGGTGTAGCTCAACAGGCGGAGCGGCGTCGTGATAAGGCGCAGGGAGCTGGTTCGACCCCAGCCACCAGCACCAAATACGGGACAGTAAGCATAACAGGTACTGCGGCGGATTGCTAATCCGTTCACCGGTGGATTCCGGTGTGCAGGTTCGAGTCCTGCCTGTTCCGCCAGAAGAAAGGGAGACAATCGTGCGAGTAGATGAACGAGGTTTTTTATATTGCCCGGTGTGTGGGTGCAGGACAAAGACCAGGGTGCTTTCCTCCACAGAGCTGAGACGGTTCCCGCTGTTCTGCGGGAGATGCAAGAACGAAAGCGTAATTGAATACAGCGGAAAAAGCCAGAGCCATGAGCCAGAGCGAACGCTTGTAAAGAGCGTTGGTTCTGGCTTTTTGTTTTCCGGAAAGGACAGATAATGGCGGCAAAAAAGGCGGCTGAGAGCGCTGTAGAAGTGAATATCGGGTCGCCCAATTCGGAGCCGCAGTGGAAGTTTTTCCTGAGCACGGCCAAGTACACCTGCTACGGCGGGGCAAGAGGCGGCGGCAAGTCCTGGTCAGTGGTGCGCAAGGCGGCGCTGGGGTCTTACACCTACCCGGGAATCCGGATACTGATTCTCCGACGGGAATACGGGGACATGGAGGGAACGCTCATTGACCCCATGCTGAAAATCCTGGCGCCGGGTACGTTCAACTACAACAAGTCCGACCACGTCATTACCTTTGCCAACGGGTCAAAGATCAAGTTCGGCAACATGCCCGGCTACGGCGCGGCGGTGCAGGGCAAATACCAGGGTCAGGAATACGAGTGGCTGTTCATCGACGAGGCGACCCAGTTCCTGGAAAGCGAGTTCCGGGGGCTGGCGGGTATCGTCCGTGGTGCGAACAGGATACCCAAGCGGATTTACCTGACCTGCAACCCCGGCGGGCCCGGCCACTTCTGGGTGAAGCGGCTGTTCATAGACCGGCAGTTCAAGACCGGGGAAAACCCGAAGGACTATGTTTTCATCCCCGCCACGGTGGACGACAACAAAGACCTGATGGAAGCGAACCCGGACTACGTCAAGCAGCTGGAGCTGTTGCCCGAGGACGTCCGGCGGGCGCATCGATACGGCGACTGGAACGCCCTGGCAGGGGTGTACTTCGACGAGTTTACCGACGGCATCCATACCTGCAAGCCCTTCCCCCTGAAGCCGAACTGGCAGCGCTACCGTGCCATGGACTACGGCCTCGATATGTTCTTCTGCATCTGGGTTGCGGTGGACGAAACCGGAAGGTGCTACGTCTACCGGCAGTTTGCCCAAAGCAACATGGTGGTTTCCGACGCGGCGAGAAAGCAGCTGGAACTGACCCGCCCGGATGAGAATATTGACTTTACCATTTCCCCGCCGGATATGTGGGCGCGGAGCCGGGAGACGGGCAAGACCCAGGCGGCTACCTTCGCCGAAAACGGGGTGGGGTTGGTCAAGGCAGATAATAACCGGAAGCAGGGCTGGTACGCCCTGAAGGAGCTTTTCAAGCTCCGGGAGGACGGAAAGCCGGGGCTTATCATCTTCGACACCTGCGGCAGCCTGATCGAGTGCATCAAGTGTTTGCAGCACGACAAGACAGACCCCAACGACGTCAGCAAGAACCCCCATGAGCTGACCCACGGCCCCGACGCTTTGAGATACTTCGCCCAGACCTACGTCCTCCCCGGAGAACAGGAGCGGGAGGAAACCGAGGACGACGAGGAAGAGGGAGGCATGGACTATCAGACGGCCATGTGCGGCAGCGGCCTGAGCCGGAGCTACATCATGGGGTGAATCAGAAATTTGCGCCCTACCACAGGCGTGAATATACGGCCTACCAGAGCCGAAAACGAAAGGAGAACACACAATGGAAGAAACGATGGACAGCGGCTACCAGGACTTTGTGGCGGCTTTTGACGGGGACGGCAACCAGACCGTGACCGACCAGGAAACCGGCGCACAGACCGAGGAGCAGGCTGACACGGAACAGGAAACCACCGCGGCCGATGAGGGAGCGGAAAAACCTGACGGGGGAACCGGAGAAGATACCGGCGGGGAAGTCGACGCCCCGGAGGAATCGGACAAGCCGGATGCCGAGCAGACCTTCACCATCAAGGTCAACAAGGAGGAGCGAACCGTCGGCCTTGCCGAAATGACCGCCCTTGCCCAGAAGGGTGCGGATTACGACCGGGTCAAGGAGCGTGCCCAGCAGACCATTCAGGAGCTGAGAACCCAGCTGGACGGCCAGAAGGACGTGATGGAGATCATGACCACCCTGGCGGAAAAAACCGGAACTCCCCTGAACGAGCTGGCGGAAATGCTGTATGTCAGCTACCGGAAGGGCGAGGGACGCACGGAGACGGAGGCGAAGCTGGAGCTTCAGAACGCCCGTCTGCAAAAGGGTCTGGACGCGGTCAACGCGGAGAAGGACAAGCAGAAGGAGGTGGAGGAAAGCAGCCAGAATCGGGCACAGCGGGAGGTGGACGAGTTCCGCCGGAGCTATCCGGAGGTGGAGTTCACGGACGAGCTTGTGAACAAGCTGACCCCCGATGTACAGGCCGGTATGACCCTCCTGAGCGCCTACCAGAAGTACGAGGCCGCCCAGAAGGAAGCCAGAATCGCCGAGCTGGAACGTCAGCTGGCAGCCGAGAAGAAGAACCGGGAAAACCGCTCAAGTTCCCCCGGAAGCCAGAAGGATTCCGGCGGACAGAGAGGAAAGAGCGATTTTGACGACTTCATGTCGGCATTCGCATAAACAGAATAAACAAACAGGAGCCAAGAGCCGAAGCTGATCCCAACGGGACAGCCGCGGCTCATTTTTTGATTTAAGGAGGAAATTTATGAGCGCAACCATTCATTTTGACGAAAAGTACAAGGCTGCCCTGATGGAGGGCTTCGACAAGGCCTCCGAGACCGACGGTCTCTTTGACCACAGCCTGGACATGGAGTTTTCCGGCGTGAAGACCGTCCATGTCAAGAGCCTGAGAACCGAACCCCTTCAGGATTACGACCGCACCAAGGGCGTGGGTACCGGCAGCCGGTACGGCGACACCAAGGAAGTGGGCAACGAGGAGCAGACCTTCACCATGACCCAGGACAAGTCCCTGAGCCTGTCCGTAGATAAGGGCAACAACATGGAGGTCATGGACAAGCACAAGGTCGGTGCCATCATGAAGGCGGAGCGGGAGGAGCACATCATCCCCGAGGTGGACACCTACCGCCTGAAGAAGTGGGCGGAAAACGCCGGTATGCACGAGGAGCTGACCGCGACTCCCACCACCGACACCATTATCGGCTACATCATCAAGGCGCGGAACAAGCAGCGGGACAAGGGCGTCAAGGGCGACGTAAGTCTGCTGATTCCCTACGAGTATCTGGACACCCTCCAGCTGGCGAAGCAGTGGGTCAACCTGGATTCCCTGGGCGGCAAGACCCTGCCCAAGGGCACCGTGGGTCAGATCTCCGGCATGAACGTCCTGCCCATGTCCAACGACCGGATGCCCGCCAACGTGGTGTTCATGATCCTGCACAAGAAGTCCGTCATCTCCCCCATGAAGATCAAGGATTTCAAGGGTCACGTCGATCCTCCCGGCCTGTCCGGCGATCTGATCGAGTTCCGTATGATGTACGACGCCTTTGTCCTGGGCAAGAAGGCCGACGGCGTTCTTGTGGCCTGCGCCCCCAGCACCGTGGTGAAAACTCCCACCATCACCATGAGCGGCAAGGCTGCCACCATTGAGACCACCACCAGCGGCGCCACCGTCTACTACACCACCGACGGCTCTGACCCCCGGTATTCCGTGGAGGCCAAGGCTTACACCGCCGCCGTCACCCTGACCAGCGGCGACCGCCTGCGGGCTTATGCGGCAAAGGCCGGTATGTTCAACTCCGCCGTCGCGGCGAAGGATCAGGCCTGATTTATGAGGGGCGGGAAACCGCCCCTTCCCCAGTGAGGAGGACACAATGACAATTCTCATGATTCTGAATATTCTCGTGGCCTGCCTTGTTCTGGGCGCGGTCGTTGTCTCCGACCGGCGCAGACGGGCGCACTACCGGGAGGAAGCCGAAAGCCTCCGAAAGCTGAGCCGCCGGGTCGGCGTTCTGGAACAGGGGCTTGTCCCGGACTATGAGGCGGCAAAGGAGGCGGTCAAGTCTGTGAATGATTTTAACATGGGCATTTCCGGGATTCTGGGTTTTGACCCCCTGGAGGCGGCGAAGAAAAGCCGTCAGGCCGAGCGGATGGGCGGTGAAGCCGAATAATGAGCGGAAAACAGAAGATTCCCACCAACGAGGAAATCCAGAAGCGCTACGAAAAGGCCTACGGATTCAACCAGCAGATCGGCCTGTATGACACGGTGAAGGTCAACGAGGACTTCTTCATAGGAAATCAATGGGAGGGCGTGGAGAGCAACGGCCTGCCTACCCCCACCTACAACATGTTCAAGCGGATCATCAACTTCCAGGTGTCCACCATTACCTCAGACAACATGACCATTCAGGTGACGCCCCTGCCCTCCACCTCCCGGTATACCCAGAGAGAGCTGGAAGGCTTCGCCGAGATCATCAACCACCAGTTTGCCGCCATTATCGAGCGCAACCGGATCGTGGCCAAGAACCGGGAGTTTCTGCGCAACGCCGCCGTTACCGGCGACGGCTGTATGCACTTCTACTTTGACCCCACCATCGAAAACGGTCAGGACGTGAAGGGCGAGATCGTGGCGGAGATTGTGGACAACCTCCGGGTACTGTTCGGCAATCCCAATTGCCGGGATGTCCAGCGTCAGCCCTGGATCATCCTTGTCCGCCGGGAGCTGGTGGAGGACGTCCGATGGCGGACGGAGGAGCTGAAAAAGGCCGGGCAGTGCGGCATTGACGACCCGGACAGCATTACGGCGGATTCCGATAAGTTCCAGAACAAATATGACAGCTACACCGACGACAAGGTGACGGTGCTGACCTACTATTTCCGGAACCGGGACACCCGCACCATCTGGTGCATGGAAAGCACGGAGAAGGGGATTCTTCGGAAGGCCTATGACACTGGTTACAGCCTGTATCCGCTGATCTGGATTAACTGGGACTATATCCGTGACTGCTACCACGGTCAGGCGCTGGTCACCGGAATGCTGCCCAACCAGAAGTTTATCAACAAAATGTTCGCCCTTGTTGGTATCTCCCTTCTGACCACAGCGTTCCCCAAGGTGGTCTATGACCGGAACAAGATCAAGCGCTGGGACGGCAGCGTGGGAACGGCCATCGGCATTTCCGGAGACGTGAACAATGTGGCGAAGATCATCGACGGCGCGTCCGTCAGCCCCCAGATTGCCCAGTTTATCGAGCTGAGCTTTGACAAGACCCACTCTCTGCTGGGCGCGTCTGACGTGGCCATGGGCGACGCCCGGATTGAGACCACAAGTGCGATCATCGCCTTGCAGCGGGCGGCCAACACCCCCATGGAGCTGACCAAGCAGAACGACTACCAGTGCATGGAGGAAGCGGGAAGAATCTGGCTTGACATGATGGCGGCGAAGTACGGCACCCGCATGGTGGAGACTTCCCTGGACATGGACAAGCCCGGTGAGCAGCCCCTGGGAATGCAGCTGCCCAAGCAGACCTTTATGCGGCCGTTCGATTTCGGCGTTTTGAGGGAGCTGCAAATGTCCATTAAGCAGGACGTGGGCGCCTGTTCCTACTGGTCGGAAATGGCCTCCATGCAGACGCTGGACAATCTTCTCATGAACCATCTGATTACGCCGAAGCAGTACATTGAACGGCTCCCCAACGGTTATATCACCAAGAAGCAGGAGCTTCTGGACGATTTTGAAGCGGCGGCCATGGTCGGCGCTCCCGCCGGGAATCCGGGAACGGGAATGAGCGTCCAGACCACGTCGGAGGATATGCCCGTCAATGGCGGCGGCGGAAACGGAGCGCTGCAAAGGGCGCTGAACAGGGAGGGAGCATAAATGGCAAAGATACCGGAACTGACCGCCGACGTGGAGGTCATCCAGAAGCTGGGCAGACGCCCCAATACGGATGACGGCCTTACCGAGGCGGGATTCAAGGCAAAGTTCGACGAGGCGGGAATCGCCATCAAGAAGTTCATAAACGAAAAGGTCGTTCCCGCCATCAACGACTATGTCGTCAGCACAGACGGCCTTCTGGACAGAACGGGCGGCACCATGACCGGGGATATCGCCATGAGCGGGAATAAGGTCACGGGGCTGGGAACTCCTTCGGACAATGCCGACGCGGCGAACAAGAGCTACGTTGACACGGCTCTGAACGGCGTCAAAACGGTTTCCGTCTCCGCAACACTGACCGTTGCCGGGTGGACTGGCAGTGCGCCGTATGTCCAGTCTGTGACCATCACAGGCCTGACGGACGCAAAGAAAGCTATGGCCTATCCGGTGTACGGGAGCGACACGCCTACCAATGTCGTGCTGAAAGAGGCCTGCGGCATGGTTAGCTTCGCTTCCCGGTCAAGCAGTACGCTGACGTTCACCTGCCTTGAGGACAAACCCACGGTGAATATTCCGATTACGGTGGAGGTGTACGTATGAGCATTGCAGTGCCTTTGTATGGATTTGGTGCCAGCGGCGGAAGCCCCAACAAATCGACAATAATTGTGACTGCCCCTACAGGCTCCACTGTAACCTGCAAGATGGGGTCTACCACGAAGACGGCCACTGAGAAAAATGGTGTCTGGACATTCGGTGGGCTTGACCTGGGTACGTGGACGATTACATCCACGAAGGGCGGAGACAGCGCAACTCAGGATGTCGTCATTACCCGTCTGACCGTGGAGTACGTCACAATCGTATATCGAATTACCCCGGAGTTTACCTACACCGGAGATTATGAGATTGTTGATGACAGCGATAATCCTATTTCGGATTTCGCAAATTGGAAGAACAACTGGAAGATTAGATTTTTAACCTCTGGTACATTGACGTTTACCAAGTTAAATGGCTGGAATGGCCAATTAGACGTCTTCCTTGTTGGGGGAGGAGGAGCTGGCGGTAATGGTATCTGGGATAGCGGATATGTCCAGCCCGATCGGCGAGGTGGAGGGGCAGGAGCCGGATACACCACAACAAAAACAGGTGTTTCGGTGACTATAAACACACCATATTCTATCAATATCGGTGCCGGTGCGGCAGCCCCATGGACAGACCCAAAAGAAAACGGAAGCGCCGGCGGAGACACATCTGCCTTTTCATTTACGGCAAAAGGAGGCGGAGCGCCCCAAAGCGGTTCCGGCGGAAATGGCGGTTCTGGTGGTGGAAATGAGGGTCATGAGGGTGCCACCAATGGTGGCGGCGGAACAAATGCCGGAGCTGGCCAAGGCACCACCACAAGAGAATTTGGAGAGAGCACAGGTAAGCTGTATGCCACTGGCGGCAGCGGGGTCTCTAAGAAGAATGGGCAAGCAAACACTGGCGACGGTGGTAGCGGAGGAAAATATAGTGAAACCTCTAATGGGACTGCTCCGAGCGGTGGCTCCGGCGGTTCCGGCATCGCCATCATCCGCAATGCAAGGGGGGCTGCATAATGGCAAAATCAATGGCACTCATCGAAAACGGCATCATTGTCAATATTCTATGGTGTTCCGACTCTGAACCGGAGACGGCATCCCTCATCAATCCCACAGACCGCCCCGTAGCTATCGGCGATACCTACAGCGATGGAAAATTCTATCGGGACGGGATGGAAATCCTCACCCCGCTGGAAGAAGCACAGAAGAAGAATATCGAATATGAGTCTGCGTTGACTGAAATTGAAACCGCTCTGGGGGTGAATAACACGTGACCATTGAAGAAAGAAAACAGAGAATCCTTGCGAAAATCGCGGAAATGAAGGCCGAGGGCGCGGACATGCAGAACGCCCTGACAATCCTGGAGGTGAAGCCGGATGAAGAAGTGGAGTAACGGAGCCAAAAAGCGGCTGGTGGAAATCCGCGCCGCTGAGGACGGGGAGCAGGATATGCGTGCCATCGCCGCGAGTATCTCAAAGCTGCCCCCCGGTCAGCTGAAAAAAGTCCTCACCGACGACATCATTGCCATTCTGGCGAAGTATGGGGTGGTGATTGCGTGACCGTCAAACAAATTCAGTGCCTGTTGACCTATCTGGGCTATTCCCCCGGCACGATTGACGGCATTGAGGGCAGGAACACCCAAGGGGCTATCCGGGCGTTTCAGGCCGACTATGGGCTTACCGTGGACGGGATTCCGGGTGCGGCTACCCAGAAAATGCTGATTGGTGCCATCGCCGGGACGGCGGTAAAGGTGGAGAAGCCGGAGAGCAGCGACGCGCCGAAAACCGGGACGTTCTGGGATGATATCAAGTATTTCACCCGGGAGGAATTCCGGTGCCCCTGCGGCCGCTGCGGCGGATTCCCGGTAGAGCCGCAGGAGTCCATGGTACGCACTGTGGACGAAATCAGACGGCGGCTGGGTATCCCCATCTCTATCGTGGACGGCGGCGGCTCCGGCGTCCGGTGTGCGGCGCACAATGCCGAGGTCGGCGGCGTGTCCAATTCCCAGCATTTGTATGGGCTGGCGGCCGACCTGCACAGCGCAGCAAGTCCGGCGCAGATGAAAGCCGTGGCGGAGGATGTCATGGGGCGCACTGGCGGCATCGGGCTTTACGACTGGGGGATTCACGTGGACACCCGGCAGGGCTATGCCCGGTGGAAAGGATAAGGAAGGAGATGCCAATGGAAGAAGCTGAGATCACTAAGTGGATTTCCGCTGTAGAGCAGCGGGGGAAATCCAACTCTCACCGGCTGGACGCTCTGGAAAAGCAAACGGAAGCGCTGAACACGCTGGCAACGTCTGTTGCGGTGATGGCTGAACGTGTGGAAGTTACCGGGGTTAAGGTTGACGGCCTTTGTGCGGACGTGCAGGAGCTGAAATCCGAACCCGGCAAGCGGTGGAAGGGCGTTGTGGAAAAGGTCATCTACATCGTTGTGGCCGCTGTTGTAGGGTTTATTCTTGCCCGGCTTGGGCTGGGCTGATTTTTAAGGAGGAAACAAAAAATGATTATCACAGGAATGGATCACTTTCAGAGTGTGTGCAAGCGAAAGCTCGTGGAGCATTACAATGCCACAACGGGAGAGTCCACGCAAATCGACCTCAGCAATGTATTTGTAGTTTGGGCGTGCAAGACGTTGCAGAACTACAAAGCGTTGCTTTCGACTACCGTTTCCGGCGATGGTGTGTATGTGGAATATACATACAACGGAGACAAGCAGGAACTCTACGAGGACTTCTACATCAAATCCACAAATCGGAAAATTGTGGAAGAATAAGGAGGAAAACAAAATGATTAACTGGATTGTCCGCATCAAGAACAAAAATTTCTGGCTGGCCGCGATTCCTGCGCTGCTTCTGCTGGTGCAGACGGTAGCTGCCCTGTTCGGCTTTACGCTGGACTTGGGAGAGATCGGCGACAAGCTGCTGGCCGTGGTGAACGCCGTGTTTGCCCTGCTGGTGATTCTGGGCGTGGTCAATGATCCTACCACCGCCGGTATCTCTGACAGCAAACAGGCAAGAACTTACAGTTTCCCAAAGGAGGACTGATGTGATAAGTGGATAAAGTCCGATGGAATCGGGTAATTCTGGATGAGTTCTGTTCTCTGGCGATTCTTACGCCGTTGGAGGAAAAGATCATCCGCACCCGAGCCGCCGGATGGAGCCAGACAAAACAGTGCCACAAGTTTTGTGTGTCCCAAGCCACTGTCACAAGAACGGTTAAAAAGTTGCGGATGGAATACGAATTGTGCAGAAAGTACAGTGACAAGCTCCCTGAAAATCTGAAATTCTGATTCTGCGTGACGATTTATTGACGATTTATTGACGAAATCCCGACGAGTAGATGATGATTCTACCGTCGGGATTTTTGTTATTCTATAGGTAGGAGGTGGCCACCTCCTAATATTTTGAAGGAGGACTTCTAAACTATGGAAGTAGAAAAGGATTATGCAAGCAAAGGCGTAGCCGGTGCCGGTCTTGGTACGGGTATTGCCGGTCTGGCGCTGGGCGTGATGAACGCTGCGGGCGGTCTGGGCGCTCTGGCTCTCGGCAACCGCAATGCCGTTCCCACCGCTCCCGTTATGCCCGCCATGCCCTATGGAGCTGGCTATGGCTGGGGCGGGTGCAGCGAGAACATGCCCGTTAGCCGGTATGAACTGGATCGTGAGCAGCAGCTCGCCGCCAAGGATGCCGAAATCGCGCTGTTGAAGGCAAACACCTACAACGATCAGAAATCCCTTGAGATGTACGCCTACATTGACGGGCAGTTGAAGGACATTCGCAAGACCCTGTGCGATCAGGCTGTACACAATCAGCGAACTGAGGACAGCTTCGCGCTGGTTCGTCAGGATGTGGAATGCGTTCGTTCCGAACTGTCCAAGGACATCAAGATCGAGGCAGAGCGGCGCTGCTGCGCTGACAATTCCATCGTGACTTACGCCAACGCGACCTTCTATCCGAAGCAGGTTGCCGACGTGACCACCGGAACCGGCACCACGGCACAGACGCTGTACAACCCCCTGCCCAAGTGCGGCGGGTGCTGCAACGGTTGATT